GCCCCCTTCTGTAGTCGCTAAAGAAAGCGACGAAAGCACTCAGCTATAAACTAAATAGCGAGAGGCTGGACCTGCTGGTATTGCACCAGCAGGCGGTTCCACTGTCGAGCCACCAGATACTTCCAATCTGTATCTGATGGTAGGTGATGCGCGGGGCGCACCACTTCGTCTGTCCAATGATAGCTTAACCCGTAATCAATATAACGGGTCTCGCTACCGCCGGACAAAACCACCTGGGACTTATTGCCCCCAGATGGCGACCTCGACTCAAACCCGTCCATGGACGTTACCCCCTCCATGACTTGGAGGATCAGAAAGGAGGTTTTCGGGGAATTATCCCAAATACGAGCTTTCGCTCGAAACGTCGGGAAAGTCCAACATTGTAGTTCTTGGCTCCATTTCACTGATCGAGCTTTCTGAGCAAGATCATTGCTTGTGAATAGATGCCCTTCGGAATCCTCTGTACGAGGTCCGAGGAGTTCATCACGGATGAGCTTAGGTAAGCGACTAATAACAAAATCGCGAGCCGAAGCGTAAGCCGAGGAGTCGTCGAACGGTGTGAAACCGTCCAGCGAATTTGCCAAGAAAATGAGGTCTTTCCGGGACTTAATCTGCCTTTTGAGGTAGAAGGGTCTGACGGCCGTACCCTTGAAGAAGTCCTTCCCGCAGGATTCTCGGAAAGGTCCGGAGACGAAGGTCTTTTCACTGTTGGTCCTAAAGCCCGCAAATTGCAAAATCTCGCGGACCATCGGAAACCAATAGTGAGGAACCACGATATCGTCCCCAAACACTGACACGAACTCACAGCTGCCACGGTAGTGTTCCACTGTAGCAGTAACGAGCGCGTAGAATATCAGTGATTCGAGCTCAAAGGTAAATCCATTCCCCATAGAGGAGAATTTAGCCCACTTACGAACACTACCATCAGCATTCACCCCGAAAGGTGAACGTAAGTCCGATAGCAGTTGAAACCAATCTTCGGGAAGTAAATCCCGAACCAGTTCGATGCACAAGGTATCGCTCGCCATTTCGAGGTCCATAGTTGACGGACGTTCGAAGTCGGGTACGATATCGATGCTCCCAAGAGCAGCCAATTGCTGGTTGCGTACTTGAGATCGGAGATCACACCCAGCAGCAGCAAGCCGCTGCTTAAGGGTAGCTCCAACACCGAGCTGTAGAAAGATGTTCATAAGAGGTTCGATTGCGATCGCTCGATGAGTCTGAGCGGTCTTCGGCACGTACGTGATCTTGTTGTAGTTAGCACCCACTAACGCTCTTTGCACAATTTCTCGTGCTAGAACGGGTGTAGTGCCGACATCAATGGGGTTTATTCCATAGAAATCGGCTACCAGGGACCTCGTCCACAGCGGATCCGCAAGGATTGCTGCTTCAGCGTAGGGGTAACAACGGGCGCTTACTGAGTAACCTGCCATCCCGGCCGCATACTTGAAGTACGCGGTCGAAAACGGTCTGGGACAGTTCAGCGTGCCGCCAGGGCCATGTCTAGCGTGGTCATAGATCTCGTTTAGATCTACGGGTCCTAACCAGGACTGGATTTTTAAACGAGCAGCATTAAATACGCTACCCATCCATCGGTTATGGGTATTTAACCGATACCAGCGCTTGGAATAATAAGATAGCCTTTTGTTCGCGATCCGACACCGCTTCTCAGCGAGTTCGGTCCGTTCACGGGCCATCTGCTCAGGGTCCAAGCCGATCACTTTTCCGAAAGGATACTTCTTCAGAAAAGACGCAACCAACGCGTTTCCCCAATAAAGGGAGGCCGAATCATACTTCAGTGGATCCGACAAACGTTGGGACACCTTGAAGAAACCAAGTGCATCTTTAGCACTTACCGCAGCCATCACGGCTGTGTAATGGTCTCCAAGGGCCGTTTTCTGGTCCTTTACTAACGTGGCTAACACCGCCCAAGGAATATAGGCAGTGTCTGCCTCGGAGAGCTGTTTGTGGTACTCTTCCGATAACGCGGCCGATAAGGCCCGCGCAACTGGATGTTTCCGCTGCTTTTCGCGGTCTTCCAGCTTCGAGAGAGACAGGTATCGCGCCTGGCAACTCATCAAGATCTCCCTTTCTACCCGTTAAACGGGAATAGAAGCAGGAGTCTTGGCGAGGTCGCTCAGAAGCGTCCCGTGACCACCGAGCAAGCTCATACGCAACGCGAACGCTGCGCGGTCGCTTGCCGACACCGGAACCGGAATAGATGTGGTGATCTCAGCAATAGCAGAATACTCCACGTCACTTACCGTGAAATACTCCACCAGTTTGATCGAGCCACGATCCACTCCGGGAAATGTCGAGGTGGGTTTTGGTGCCGTCCGTTTGAACGTCAGCTCGGCAGGCCGTCCCGATGCACCCGATTGGATGTATCGAAAAATGTCCCCGTAACTACCATGAGGAACGAAAAGAAATCCCGTTCCAGTGGCGGCTCCCAGGGCAGTGGCCAGTTGTACATTTGATGCCATTGGTGTAACTCCAAGTGAGATTACGCTGATGAACTCAGATGCGAGTTGACCGCCCGGCCGCTCCTACGAGCAAGCCTAAGGCGTCCATCAGACGAGTGGGGTTCAGTTTTATCCGAACCGGTGGATAGAAGAGGGAGGGCAATCCAGTCGTGCGCCTTCTCAGTTCAATGGCGGCTTCATCAGAATGACCGATGACACCGTCAACGTCCCAATCAGCATGCGCTGTAATTGCGGTTATGCGACGAACAGCGTAGCCTTCCACGGCTACTGTCGCGCCCTCAGCTAGAGTTGTAACCCCAACCTTCGGAGTAATAGCATCCAACCAATCACCGACCGATAAAAACCAGTCGACAACAAAGCTGAGCGGCACGAGCTCCCATAACGAGAGTGGCATGCTGCTAATTCCAAAGGCGTTAGCCGGCTCAAAAGTCGAGTCGACAGTATACAGCACGTAAGCGCGAGCAGTCGCAGTCCAATCAACCTTCTTTTGGAAGGTCCATGGCTGTGTCTGAACCACTGTTGATCCCAATTCAGTGGACTCGGTTTCCCAAGTCTTCGTGAACCGACCTCGAGCAGTATAGCGCGGGTGCTTCACTTCACGTAAAGCATCAAGTGCTGCGATATGGCCTTGAACGTCGTACATCAATGGCGCCCATCCATACCGGGTTTCCAACCAACGCTGCAAGAATATATCCTTAGCAGCAGCTAGTCGTTTACCCTTGGGAATGGTAGCGACACCCCTAGACGTATTCTTACCCAGCACGGCCATAATGGCTTTAGCCGGGCGTCCCTTCTTCATCATTTGGACAGCAGTTGCAAGTCTTGCGACCTGCTCAGCCACCAGTTGAATGGTTTTAGGGAACTCCGCTAGAGTGACCAATGATAGGGCTTCTGCCGGTCTCACATTACTGCGAGCCTGGACAGTTGCGTTATATACGCAGGTTCCTACCTTCGATTCATCAACGTCAGAGTCGGTTAACGCCAGCGGTCCCGGAAGCAAGTACCACGAGATAGAATCCCCGTAGTGCTCGCCCCAAGTTCCGTTGTATTTGTGCGTATACCGAATGGTCGAACTTTTATTGCCTCTCTCGAGGACAATTTTAGTCCAACCATTGTTGATGATATGGCCTTGTGCGACGAGCATCTTATACCCAGGGGTAACAGTGTCATCAATCAACACAGTTGAACCCCTAACCAGCTTGCCATGAGGCAATTCTCCGCTGGTTATGCCTTGCCCTATCGACGAGCTATCTATCGTATAGGTAAAGACACCCGGAATCATACCACCAAATACGCGCTTGCGCTTGTATGGCGGCTTGAAAGACTCCAGAGATCGCGTCTGTTTACGACGCGGGGTGGTCATATCGACCCTCCGTAAGAGCGATACTCCTCGATTGTGTCAAGAAGTACCCCCTCACCACTATCCATAAGGACGTGACGGAGGCGGGCCGGAGAAGACTGCTCCGGTAACATCAAGCAGAATGGGCAGGAAGTGAGGTCGCAAACCTCTAAACCTTCATGCAACGTCAGCGTGACTTGAACGCCATGCTGACAAGCAACCTTACGAGTAGCTAACTCGTCGGAGCTTGTACAATCTTCCTCTGCGAAGAGGTCGAATTGTCGCGACATGAAAGATCCTTCCCACTTAACTGTTCAATGTTAAGGTAGACACCAGCGATGGCGTCCGCCCAGAAAGGTCCCCCAATG